AGCAGGTTATACATCAGATCCACAAATTTCTATTGGTTCTCCAGGAACTGGAAATACCACAGCTATTGCATCATGCTCAGTCACTAGTGGTATTATTACAAGTATAACCGTAACAAATTCAGGAACTGGTTACACAAATACAAACCCACCACAAGTTCTTATTGAACCACCAGTCGTAGAAAAAGAGTTGATTGAAAAAGTTACATACGAAGGTGACTTTGGATCAATAGTTTCTATATCCAATACTTCAGTTGGAGTTGGAACAACAGCACTTCTACTATCGTTGTATATTCCCTTTGATTCTTTCCTAAGAAATCCAGTTGTAAATAGTGGTTTTGCAACAGGTGGATGGAGTGGAATTCAAACTGGACATTACTTTACTTGCAGTAATTCAAATACTGTTGGAACCTATGTTACAGCACTCAACCATTATGGAGAAACTTTAAGTATATCCACTTCAAGAATGAATGTCATTTTCCAGGCAGCAGATATTGAAAGAAAATATCAAGATATTGTTGGTATTGGATCAACTCAGGTTCTTGAGGTAACAGTTTATGTAGAAGATGAAATAGACTTGGGTGATGCTTTAGCATCTTTCGATAGTTCTTCACTTACTTTTGATGATGTACGCACCAATAGTTTTGATCAAACAATATTTGATAAGACTAATTATTACGGTGATTTCTCTTGGGGCAAGGTAACTTGGGATCCTTTAAGAAGTAGAAGAAATGCAACTCCTTTCACTGCTTACCATTTGTCAGGATACGCTGGAATATCTACATCACCTGTTGTTAAGAGAGTTCATCCTTTAAGAACTAAACTATATACAAAGTATCAAGATTGATTTTTATTATTATCTTATGAAATTCAAATTTCCAGTTATTGTAATTCATAATTTTATGAATTTTGATGAAGAAGATCGTTTACTTATGCAAGCAGATGCGCTTCATGCTAGAAGTGAAGGACTTAAAGAAGCAGAAGATGCATTTACAAGTAATAATGTAGTTCCTCGTGATTTGTCTGGCGGTTATTCTGAATTATATTCTAGATTTTTAGAAAAATCTGAAGAAATTTTTGGAGAATTAGATTTAGCTACAGAAAATTCAACATATTGTCATGCTTTATGCCAAAATTGTGAATTTTGGGACTTTAATCCACATATTCATGACAATTGTGATATAAATTCGGTATATTATTTAAAAATGCCGAGAGAATATGGGTCAATAATGGTTACTGATGACATCCAGAGTGGAATATGGGAAGAAATTAGACCGGTACAAGATGATTTAATTATATTTCCTGGAGATTTATGGCATGATCCATTATTTACATCTACTGTTGATTGGAGAATTTCTGTAAATATGGAGATTTTATGTCACAATGTACCTACATGGGAAGAGTATCATGAATATGCCGAAAATGAGCGCATAATCTCACATAAATAAGTCACAAACTATCTTATTATAATGTCATTTCAAGGAATATCTACTGGAACATCCATTAATGATGGAACTGGAGACAGTCTTTCAGCAGGTGCAACAAAAGTAAATGCTAATTTTCAAGAAATTTATGATGCTCTTGGAAATGGTACAGATTTATTAACAGGTAATCCAAATATTACTGTAGGATTTGTAACATCTACAGGAGCATCTTTTAGTGGTGATGTATCAATTGGGGGAACATTAACATATGAAGATGTAAATAATGTAGATTCTGTTGGTGTAGTTACTGCTAGAAACGGAATCGTAATTTCTGCTGGTGGAATTGATGTAACTGGAAATTCATCTTACAGTGATTATCTCAATGTCAACTCTGGATTGCAAATTACTGGTGTTACTACAACAACATCAGGAATCAGTACTGGAATTGGTACGCACAGAGTTAACTTGAATGTTGTCAATTCTACAGTTGTCATTGAAGTTCCTGGTGTAGGAATAACTACACTCACATTAACCTAATAAATAACTAGAAAATAAACGATCATGTCTGCAATTGTAACAGATCAACTACGGATTATAAATGCCAGAAAATTTATAGAAGAAGTTACTTTTAGTAGCAATGCTTATTATAGTTTTGTAGCTTTAACAAATCCGGAAGATTATCAATCTGATTGGGATGAAAATCCACCAGCACCCAAAGATTGTTTAAATGAAGAATATCACAATTGGGACACTGTTATTGGTCTCAAAAGGATTCTCGGTAGTGACATTAGATTTGCCGTTAAGAAGGTAAATTGGGCTTCCGGTATTACATACGACATGTATCGTCATGATATCAATAGAAATAATTTATCACAACCTTCAGAAGCAACTAATTTATATTCTGCAAATTATTTTGTCGTAAACTCAGATTTTAAAGTCTATGTTTGTTTAAATAATGGAACTAGTCCAGAAAATCCAAATGGAAGACCATCTTTGGATGAACCTAAATTTGTTGATCTAGAACCAAGGGTTGCTGGAGCTAGTAATGATGGATATGTTTGGAAATACTTATTTACCATAAATCCCAATGAAATTGTAAAATTTGATACATTAAAATATTTTACTATTCCTACTGATTGGGAAACTGCTGATGAATATGCCTCTGTTAGATTGAATTCTGTTAGTAGTGGTCAATTAAAAGTAGTTCTTATAGAAAATAGAGGTGTTGATGTTGGACCAGCAAATCAAATATACACTTGCGATATTATTGGAGACGGTCAAGATGCAACTGCTACGATTGTTGTAGATAATCAATCAAAAGTTGAATCAATTACTATTTCTGATGGTGGAACTGGATATACCTACGGACGAGTTGATTTAACTAGTGGAGGATTCCCAACATCATCCACTACAGAACCAGAATTTAAAATTATTATTCCACCGAAGGGAGGACATGGAAGCAATATTTACAAGGAACTTGGGTGTACTAGAGTTTTAATTTACTCACAAATTAAAAATGATATACAAAACCCAGATTTTATCGTTGGAAATAAAATTTCTAGAATAGGAATAATTGCAAACCCACTTTCATTTAATTCTGATCAATTATTGAATAGAGGTGTGGCTAGTGCATTACATGCAATTAGGGTTATTGGTATTAACAATGATGATGATTTTAGAAATGCAGTATTTAGTGCAAATTCCACAATAACCCAAACAGTTGGAACAGGACTTACTTCTATTGGAAGAGTTGTTTCATATGATAAAAATACTGGTGTTCTAAAATATTGGCAAGATAGAACTAATTATGGATTTAACTATAATTTACAACAAACAGCAGTAGATGGAACTTTTGGTAATCAAAAAATTCAATTTAGCTCAGATATATTAGATGGTGGATCTTTAGAAATTTTTGGATCAAATCAATCTTTACAAATTGATAATACTTTTGATGGTGATTTATTAGTCATAAATAATGAAAACTATTATCTTGGACAAACTTTTGAAAATGGACTTGCTGATCCTGAAGTGAAAAAATATTCTGGAGATTTGATTTATGTAGATAATCGATCTCCAATAACTAGATCAGCAAATCAAAGAGAAGATATCAAAATCGTATTGCAGTTTTAAGGAATTATGCCACAACTAACGAATCTAAACACCTTTCCATATTTTGATGATTTTGATAAAAAATCTAATTATCATAAGGTTCTCTTTAAACCTGGTCAACCGGTTCAAGCTAGAGAACTTACGACAATGCAGTCTATACTGCAGAATCAAATTGAGCAGTTTGGCAACCATGTATTTAAAGATGGTTCAGTAGTAATTCCAGGTACGCTTTCTGTTAGATCTAAGCAATATAATATTGAACTTGAGAGAACTTTTGCTGGAATTGATGTATTTCAATATACAGATGCATTAACAGGTGTAGAGATTGTTGGATCTGAAAGTGGTGTTAGGGGAAGAGTAGAAGTTGTAGATGGAAATAGGTTATTTGTCGATATATTAACTTCTGGAAATGAATCGGAATTTTCCGAATTTATTGTTGGAGAATCAATTACAACTACAGACACTGTAAATATAACCGAATCAAATATATCAAGTTTTCCTGAAGGAGCTGAAATTGGTGTAATTGGAAATGTTTTCAGAGGATGTATTGCAAAGTTAACTAGTGGTGTATTTTTCCTACGAGGATATTTTGTAGAAGTTGAAGATTCAACAGTAGTTATTAGTTCGGAAGAAT